GCTCCTACAACTGGTCCGATGGCTTCTCAAGATTCTTACACAGGACTTCTAGAGCGAGTCAATTCCATTGCAGATGCGTCGCAGCTCCGTGAATCAATCACAACAATGGAACAACCACCAACGCGTGCAAGATTTACACCAGAGCAATTGGCAGAGATAGACGGAGTTCTTGATTCTAAACGAAGACATTTTTTTAATGAGCATGCTAGATTTCATGCTATGAATGGCATTGCACAATCAAATGTTGAAGCTGTTTTGGACATACTTGTTCCTGGATATTACAGAGATCTAGAGCTTATGTCTCCAGAGGCAGCTGCGGACAGCATTGAAGCAACTACTGGATTTCCTTCAAGTTTGCTTATGGCAGATGTCGTAAGTCAATTCCCAGAGCGTTTCGGAATTGGAAGATATTACCAAGGACAACAAAGAGAAGATGTCATCAACGTTATTCGTGACAGAGCACTTATTGCACAAGCTGCTGCTCCTGCACAAATAGAATCTCCAGCACAAGATTTATTCCAAAGGATGAACGAAGCGCAAACTTTAGAAGATCTTAGACAATTGAGGTCAGAGCGCAGAGAAAGAAATGCAGAATTCTCCATGGCAGAGACTCAAATGCTTCTGGATGCTGCTCGTCAAAGAGCTCTTGAGATAAGAAATGCGCAACCTGTTCTTCCAGACGCAGTCGTTGAAAGATTAAACAATATCGAAAACATATCTGACCAAGCATTGGTCAATTGGCTTAGCCAGGCAGAGAGCAACGCTCCAAACACAGTATGGCATCGACTAGACGAAGAGCAAACTCGTGAAGTTGTAACGGCAATTGAATACGAGATAGGCAGACGCGGTCTTGACGGGGCAAACCTTGGCATGCAAGAGGGTGGCGTTGTTCACATGTCAGAAGGTGGATTGTGGGAAGGCTATGGCGCACCAATGGGTGAGTCTCCAAATTACTACAAAGAGCAAGAAGACTCGCCTGTGCATTCAAGAACTAATTTGAATTACGGCAACCGCAAATACAGCAATGCTGACGTAAGCTGGAACGAAATAAGCACGGACGTTGATCTGTTAAATAAATACGGCGTAGGTGCGACCAAACAAAGCTCTGTCGTCAAATTGCACAATGACAAGATCAAGCAATCAGACATAAGCGAGCTGCGCGCACGTTACGCAACAGACGACGGAACTCAATACGCAGTTAGCCGTAGACCTTTGGACAGGACTTGGTCTGTTCGTCGTAGCGAACCACGCGATCAGTCTTCTTTGTCTGTGGACATTTCTCCTGATTACAAAGGCATAAGTTACACAAAGAATTTCGCAGAGGGTGGCGCAGTTTATGACCACGACTCTGTATCAAGCATGGCAGATGAATTGCTAGGGTCGATGAACTTTGCAGAAGGTGGACCAGCATTGTCGGTTGGTCGTGGAGAGAAACTTCCTGTGTCGCGAGGAGCAGGGCTAACAGCAAAGGGGCGTGCAAAAGCAAACAGAGCTACAGGCTCTAACCTTAAAGCACCAGCCCCGCACCCTAAGACTGAAGCAGATGCAAACAGACGCAAATCATTCTGTGCTCGAATGTCAGGTATGCCTGGTCCTATGAAAGACGACAATGGCAATCCTACTCGAAAAGCTGCATCATTAAAACGTTGGAACTGTTAAGGAATATAAATGGCTAAAGATATGATGGACGACGAAGAAGAACTTCAAGGCGAGACCGTTGAATTAGAAGAAGAGGACACTGGCGTACGCGACACAGAAGACGGCGGTGCAATGGTTACGCTTGAGAATGAAGAGAATCATCAGCTTCAAACAGAGCACTTTGCCAACATCGTTGACGACATCGATCAAAAAACTCTTAAAAAGATTGTTGACGATTTAATAACTAAGATTGAGCGTGACAAAGACGCACGTAAGAAAAGGGATGAGCAATATGAAGAGGGCATTCGTCGTACTGGTCTTGGTGATGACGCTCCAGGTGGTGCGCAATTTACTGGAGCCAACAAGGTTGTTCACCCACTAATGACAGAGGCCTGCGTTGACTTCTCAGCGCGAGCCATGAAGGAGCTGTTCCCATCGAACGGCCCAGTGCGCAGTAAGATCATAGGCAAGCAAGACAAGGCTAAGCTAGAGAAGGCTGAGCGTAAGGCCAAGTACATGAACTGGCAGCTTACCGAGCAGATGCTAGAGTTTCGCTCTGAGCTTGAGCAGCTAACGACACAGCTGCCGCTAGGTGGCGTGCAGTACATGAAACTATTCTGGAACAACGACCTCAATCGTATTGAGTCAGTGTTCATTCCAGTTGACGATGTTTACTTACCGTTCGCGGCGTCTAACTTTCACACGGCCGAGCGTAAGACGCACGTCCAGTACATTACCAAGTACGAGTACGAGAAGCGTGTACGCTCAGGCATGTACCGCGAGGTTGACCTCGGCATGCCAGACGATATCGACTACTCTAAGGCCACCAAGGCCAACGACAAGATCGAAGGCCGCGAGGACGACTCTTACAACGAGGATGGCCTACGCACAGTGTTTGAGATCACCACTGCGGCTGACCTTGAGGGTGACGAGTTCTTACCCTATGTGATTACCGTTGACAAGGCCACAGAGAAGTGCTTGGCCGTGTACCGTAACTGGGCAGAGAGTGACGCAACGATCAAGGAGCCACTGGTCTCTATCGTTGAGTTCCCATTCGTACCCTGGCGCGGCGCGTACCCAATTGGTCTAACACACATGATCGGTGGCCTGTCTGGTGCAGCCACTGGCGCATTGCGCGCGTTGCTTGACTCCGCGCACATATCAAATATTCCGACGCTGCTCAAGCTCAAAGGTGGTCCTAACGGTCAAAATGTAAACCCACAACCAACCGAGGTCATTGAGTTAGATGGCGGAATTAATGTAGACGACGTGCGCAAGATTGCAATGCCCATGCCGTTCAACCCACCAAGCGCTGTGTTGATGCAGTTGCTAGGCTTCTTGGTCGACTCAGGTAAGGGCGTGGTTCAAACATCGTTCGAAAAACTGTCAGATCAGAACCCAAACATGCCGGTTGGCACGACTTTAGCGTTGATTGAGCAGGGTATGGTGGTGTTCTCATCCATCCACTCACGTTTACACAACTCAATGGCGCAGGTATTGAAGGTAATGCACCGCCTAAACTCTGCGTACTTGACAGACGAGATGGTGTTAGATGAAATTGGCGAGAAAATGGTCGATCCGTCAGACTTTGACGGTCCAATGGACGTTATTCCTGTCTCAGACCCTAATATTTTCAGTGAAACACAGCGTTTTGCGCAGGTTCAGGCGGTACAACAGCGCGCTATGGCGTTGCCGCAGCTGTATGACGTGCGTAAAGTTGAGGAATTGTTCCTAAAACAGTTGAAAATACCAGAGGGTTCAGAGCTATTAATACCAAAACCTGAGCCTAAGGACATCGATCCTATACAGGAGAACTTCGCGGCCTCAGTTGGCAAGCCAATTGGCGCGTTGCCTGAGCAAGAGCACATCGCTCACTTGCGCGTACACTTGGCGTTCTTACAGTCACCTATGTTTGGTCAAAATCCAATCATTGCGCCTATGTTTGTGCCGGCTATTGTCGCGCACATCAAGGATCACTTGTTAATGCACTACATGAAGATAAGCAGAAAAGGCTTAGAGGCAGCAAGCGATAGTGGTATGTTAGGCGAAGACGACGCGATGATAGAAGCGCAAGCAGCCGTTGAGATTCAACAAGCTATTGAGCAAGCGATTCCGCCTGAGTTCTTGCAAATCGTAAGCAGCGCGTACGAGCAAGCGCAACAAATGCAACCACCACAACCACAAGATCCTACGCAAATTGCAGCAGAGGTTCAAAAACAAGCGATTGCTCAACGTTCACAGTCTGATCAGATGAAGATACAGGCGCAAGGTCAGCGTGATCAGGTTCAGGCGCAAACTCAAGCTCAACGTGATGCTGTTCAAGCTAACTTGCAGCTTCGCCAAGACGAACTTGACATGCAGACTGAATTGCTAAGACAAGATCGTGAAGATGCGCGCAAGCAGGCCGAGTTAAGAGTACGCTTGCAAATGAACCAGGAAGATAACGCCACAGCTAAGGACCTTGCCGCTGCTGAAATACTAAGTGGCAACAAGGTAGACGTATCAACTGGTACAGGCATTAACCCAAATCCTAACTTTTAAGGAGCAACAAAATGGCAACAACAGATAAATGCAATTGCAAAGATTCACAAGGCGTGTCACAGCACCAACGCATAGCGATGGGCGCTAAGTTGGACGGTAAGTCATTACCAGGCACTCCAGTTAAAACACAATCAATCCCTAAGTAACTTATGGACGACGCGGACTTAAGTCAGGACCGCCAAGAGCGTGAGGATTTAATTAGATCTAAGTATAAGCTTGATCTAACGATACCGACAAGCAATGTATGTTTGAATTGCTTAGATAGTACAGTAAATGGGGCCCGATGGTGTAGCGTTGGGTGCAGACAGGACTATGAGAATCGGACAAATAAGAAATGACGATCGATAAGGTTTTAAATTTATTAACGAACGCGCAGCAAGAGTTGGCAATAGCTGCGCTTCGTACACCAAATTCACATGATGCGTTTGAATACGGGCGCATGGTGGGGATGTACGCTGGAATTGAGCGTGCTATAGAAGTAATTTTGTCAACAATTAAAGAGGATAACGATGATGTCTGATCAAACGCTGGATGATGCGTTTCCAAGTGCAGACCCAGGAATAACACCTTTTGGGAGTTATGTTTTGGTGCAAATTAGAGCACCGAAGTTAAAAACAGCAGGCGGTATTATTTTAAACGCTGAAACTACAGAGACCGAGAAGTGGAACACACAGGTAGGTAAGGTAGTAACAGTGGGGCCATTGGCCTTCAAGAACCGTAACAGTATGGAGTTATGGCCTGAGGGCGCTTGGTGTGAGAAGGGTGACTTTGTTCGAGTCGCCAAGTATGGTGGTGATCGTTGGGAAGTGCGCATTGATAAAGACACGACCGCAATGTTCGTAATTTTTAAAGACACGGATCTAATAGGTAAGGTAACAGTTGACCCATTAGCGATTCGTGCTTTCTTATAGCTGATAAAGGAGCTAGGTATGGCAAAAGAAAAAGAAGTTGAATCGCTCATCGAAGACGATGAGGACGAGCTAAAGGATGCGGAGTATGTAGCCGTTGACAATCCGCTTGACGAAGACGATGAGGAAGAGGAAAGTACCTTAAAATCATCCGAAGAAGAGAGCGACGCTAGTAGTGAAGACGACCGCGAAGCAATTCGTGAACGCCGTCGACTAGAGAAAAAAGAACGTAAAGAGCGCCGCGATAAGGCCATCGGCCGCGATAAGGTTGAGTTAAACTTCCTAC